TTCTACTTCGTGTAGATATTCCCGAATGCCGTCTTCTAGTTCTGCGCCAATGTCTCCATCGGCAGGGGTGGGATATTCTTCTGGGTCCACATCCAGTGTAAGGAATAACTTAACTCTTATATTCATCATCGTTTTCCTTCACCTCTAGTAACTTGGTAAGATACCACTGTGCCTTCTCCAAGTCCTGTAATCCGTTCTTGTAACGGTAACGCCACAGGTACTTCATAATGTTTCCCTGCAGGTAGTATTCAAATCCGTCACCTGTAGCCGCTGCAATAGCGTCAATACATTCAATGCCTGATGCATTGTAATGAGGGGGATGATTTACCATGTCTGTAGGCCACGGCTTTGCTTGCTTGTCTTCAAGTTCTTCCATGATTCGTTTGTAATCTGTCATTTCCACATGCCCCTCCTAATGTAGTTTACGTTTGTCAAAGTTTAGTCTAATTACATTACCATCTTCGTGTGTAATGTCAACCCCATTTGATTGAGGTTTCTGTTCAGGAATATTAGAGATGACATACTCGTGTACATAGTCACGTAGTTTCTCATCCTGTTCCATCAGCGGTACTGTAGCACATATCATAGTACAGAAGTGCATCACTTGTTCATAACTCTCGTCATCTAATTCATTGTCTGCATTAGCCACGATTGATATGTCTACTTCGCCAGTCCAAACTCCATCTATAACAGATGGTCTTACACGAATATTAAAGTCTTCATCTCTTGGGCGTTGGTAATCATCTTGCTTTGTCATGCTATCTCCTTTTCACTTTGGTTCCACTAAACTTAATAAACTTCGGGTGCTTCTTACGCCCTTTCTCTTTGAGCCATTCTTCAGGAATGATTCTATCATAATAGTCAAAGCCATACTTTATGCACCACTCTGCATAACTAGACTTAGCACCTTTACGTAACTTGCGTCTACTGTTCTCGAAAACAAAGCGAATGTCAAGACGTGGATGTTGCTTCTTAATTGCTAGGTGTTTACGTCTATCTGCGGCAGTGAACATGCCCTTTGTTTCAATGATGATACCGTTAGTCAGTATGAAGTCAGGTGTATAGGTGCGGTAGGCTAGGTCTTCCCATTCAATCTTGATGTTCTCGTAATCGTATTTGACTTTGAGTTCATCAAGATACTGGGAAAGTTTATGTTCTAGCCCACTGCGATACCCATACTTTCGTGCGGCACGAAATGCTGTATAGTTAGGCAATGTCTCGCCACATAGTGAACGGTGTTCGATAGCCTAGCACACGCAACTCTTCACGTAGAACCTTATCTGCTTCGTTACGTGCTTCAATAGCGGCACGTAGACCAGCAGTCTTCCGTTCACGATACTCTTTGCGAAGTTCAGCAAGATGCTTCTCAGCTTCTTTAATCTGTGTCGCAAGTTCTTCCATTTCCATTTCCATCATTTATACTCCTCTGATAGTTTGATATAAGGAACAATCTTAGGTTCCTTTGCTTTCGACATAACTGATTCACGTTCCTCAAGGGTAGGCCAGCAACTAAATCTGTATGAACAGAATATGCAATTCTCATTCAATACTTCATTGCCTGTAGGCTTGCCCCTGAATGTCTCAGGAACAGAATCAAAGCAACGCACAAACTCATTATCCTTAATTGTCTGTGCAGTAGATTTGATATGGTCAATCTCTTTATCAATGTCAAGCCCTGTAGCTGGGACATATTTGAACTGACCGTTGGCTTTGTTGACAACCCACCAGCCACCAGCACGTTTGCCTGATGCCTTTGCATAGCCAGCAAGTTGTGCTACATAGCCGAAGCCATCCTTTGATGCAAGGGATTCATATGAATCAAACTTGTTCTGATAAGACCAGTTGGATGCAGACTTTACATCATCAACAGCACCATCAATAACAATATCATATGTTCCGTTAATGGCTGTGTCATCATCAAGGTTAAGTGTAACCTGTTCAGCATCTTCATACTCTACTCCTGCCTCTTTCAATAAGCCCTTGAAGACAGCCTCAACGATGTCTCCAAGCATCATGTTCATTACGAATGTAGTAGGCAACGGTAGTGCCTTCTCTGGATGGTTCTTATCGAACCAGAGTTGGCAAGAAGGACGACCCACATTGGACATACGCAATGTGAAGTCGCCTCTAGTCTTACCGCTACCAAACTGACGCTTGAGTGCATCAGCTACATCGTCAGCCACCTGCTTAATGGTGGTATCAGACATAGTGGACTTACCTTTAACGGCGTTCTCCATGTACTGATGCAAAGCGAGTTCAGCAGGATGGTTCATTATGCTACCTCTTCATCCAGTTCAATTTCAGACAGACCTGCAACGATATTGATGTCATCTTCATCATCGTGCATCGTAGCCTTCTCTTGCCACGCATTGATGATATATTCGTTGTAGTTCTGTACCCACTGCATGAAGTCAGTGAACATCTCCTGCTCTTTCTGTGTCAGTTCAATAGTCTTAGAGACATCTAGTGACACAACAGGCAGGTAGAATACAGCACCAGTAGGAATAGTACGCTCCTCTGTGGTTGCTGTAATGATATGCTGCACAGGCAGACGCTTTATCTTAGCCAGCTTGGTAAAGGCAGTACCTACATTCTTGAAGGCATCACGATTATCAATCTCCCAGATAAATGGTGTCTCCTCTACAGACACTTCGTTGCCACTAGCATCCGTAGCATTGACCAGTTCCACTGTGCCAAGCACAACACGAACACGCTTGATTTGTTTAATCAACTCTTGCGTCTTCTCAGGCAGGGACTTGAAGTCTTGAATAAATCCTGCTGGCTTACCACAGTTGAAGCCACCATCATTATCTTTCAGGTCAATGTTCAGATTGTCAGCCATGACAGTCTTCACATAACGGTTAGATTGGTCACCCATACCCCGCACAAATCGCTTATACATAAAGCGTTGCATGAACGGACGAATCTTAATTGATTCAGCATAGTAAGTAGGACCATCAGGCACTTCCAATTTGTATGTGCCACCTGATACAACTTCCATGTTGACCTTCTTACCTTTTACCTCTGCCTCGCCCATCACTGGTGCGTGATTGATACGAAGCCGTGCAAGGGTGCTTGCTTTCTTACGCTCGTTGCTACCCTCGTTTGCAATGCCCATTGCCTTTGCCATTGCTGCGTAATTGTTAGTGTCAATAGTTGTTAGTTCCATATGTTATACTCCTTCTTTTGAGTGTTGAAAGTTCCTAGTTATATCACGACACATCTTTTGTGTCAAGCCAATTGGGGCCTATTTTCGCCTCTAATTCTAGTGGCACATTGAATGACAATCCCCAACGTATGTCAATCAATTGTATCAACTCCCTGTTAGTCTTAGCAATCACCTCAATCACACTCCTTTCTTCATCAGGGTGAACGTCAATAACAATAGAGTCATGCACAGTATTTACCACACAAGATTGCATACCGTCAAGCAGTTTTTCAATATGAAGTAATGCCAACGGTACAATATCTGCTGTAGCAAATGACTGCACTGGATAGTTCTTAATCTGCGTAAAGTGTGACACTCTGCCACGTGAGTTACGCTTCACATCAGGAAAGGCAAACTCCCTGCCAGACGGTGTGGTAATCTTGCCTGTGTTTATAGCCTCTTTAGCCAATCGGGAATGCCAAGTTGCGACCCCTTGGTACTTCTCAGTGAAGTGGCTGTAGTATGCTGCCTCTGCTTCTGTTCTGCCAAAGCCTGTTGCTCCGTATAACGGCGCAAACGTGTGCGCTTTAGCTTCTTGGCGACTCGTCTGCTGACCAGCATCAGTAATAACTTGACTGGTATATGAGTGTACATCAAATCCTGTAGATACTTCTTCAATTGCTACTCCATCCTGTGATAAATATGCCGCAGCACGAAACTCAAGTTGAGCAAAGTCTGCTTCCATAATCTTGCCACCTTCAAAGCGAGACACAAACACCTTCTTCACAGGGAATGTACCGCCACGTGGCATGTTCTGCATGTTAGGGTCTGCACCTGACAGTCTGCCTGTCGAAGTACGATGCTGTAACAGACGGACGTGCAGTTTGCCATCCGACTTAGTATGTGTGTCAATGCCCTCAACAAACGATGATAGGTATGTGTCAACGGCAGATAGCCTACGCACTTTCATCAGGAAGTCTTGAGCATCAGCCATACCCTTAGAACGAGCAGCACTCTCAAGTATCTCTATGTTTTGTTTCGATGTCGAAAAGCCATTCGCACTAGTCCACTTAGCAGTCGGTGGACGAAACTTAAGACCAGCAAGAGTGGTGGTATTAGTAAGAGTATACCCATTGCTGTCGCATACCTTGCAATGATTGGGTCTTGCATAACTGCTTCCATCTTTCTTTGTTCTCCATACTTTGCCTGTTCCATTACATTCTCTACACTGCGTTGCTACTGTCTTGTATATACGCTCTGTGCCAGTATTGATGAGGCTACGAAACTCACCTTCACCCATGTATGGGTCAATGCGATTACCCCAATCCGTCTTGTCCAAGACACGGCGACTATAAATAACCCAAGACAATTGCTCCGGGCTGTTCAAGTTGATAGGTGTATCACCCATCAGTTCACGAACATGCTCCTGCAATGCATCCTGTAGTTCCTTACGCTCCTGCTCAAACTCCTGACGCACTTCATCTAACTTTGTGCGGTCAACTGTAAAGCCACGCTGGTAGATACGAGCAAGGCATACAGCAACCTGATTAGTCAGGTCAACTGTTCCCATCAGACCGCTGTCTGCAGGTGTGTTCAAACGATACCATATCTTATCAGCCAGTTGCTGTGTAGCATGAAGGTCAGAAGAAAGATAATCAGATAACTCATCGTGTGGTATATCACGTGTACTATATCCTTTCTTGAAGTATTCCTTCAGTGTATCTTGCTTCTGTGTATCCAACTCGTAGCGTTCAGCACAAGCCTCAAGCGATAGTGGCTCTTTCTGTCCACGCTGTAGCACATACTCTCCAAGCATCGTGTCAAATACAGGACCATCATACTTGAACCCAGACTCCCACAACCACAGCAAATCGTGTGCCGCATTGTGCATGATAAGGATAGTTGCTTGGTTCAGATAATCCTGCACAAGATTAAACCCAAAGTTATCTGGCTCTACCTCACTATGGTCAAAGGTAACTATGCGTTGAATCCCTGAATCAGAAAGCAAGCCCACCATTGTGAGTGAGTTGTTAGGTTCAAATGGGTCAAGGTGCATCTTACCGTTGCGGTGGGTTACTGTGTTCTCTACATCAAGTGTTAACTTCATCCTTCATACCTCGCTGTCAAATAATTCAGTTCACAGTTTACCATTCCGTGCCAGCCTGTCAACTTGTTCTTCACGATATTGACATGGCGTAACGGACTATCTTCTTCCTGACCCTCGACTGACGGTGACTTACCAATCAGTATCATCAGGTCAGCTTCTGCTGCCTTACCTGTTCGTGAACCTTCCATCATGGACTGGTTCAACTGTGTGCGACCTTCTGCTTCTGCTGACAACTGTGACATGTAGAACACAGCACAGTCATGTGCTTTAGCAATCTGTCGTGCATGAATGGCATTCGCTTTCAGTGCTTCATCCTGTCGAGCAAAGCCACCTTGCTGGGCAAACTTATCACCCATGTCAAGCACAAGGATGTCAGGCTTGTATGTCTTGGCAACGGACTCAACCCATGCCATGTCACGACCTGACGCTTCCTTAATACGAATGTTATTCATCACAGGTTGATACGCCAACTTAGCCTTGTGCATGTCATCTCGTATCTCACGAGCAGACATACCGCTTGCGGCTGTCAGGTATCTAGCACCAACACGGTGTGTAGGCTCTTCGTTACACAGGATGATACACTTCGCACCTTGTGCTGCAAAGCCGTTAGGTGACGCAATAAGACTGGCATGGAACGATGTCTTACCAGTGTTAGGTCTTGCACCTACCTCAATCAACTGCCCACCTGACACGCCCTCTACCTTACGAGTAACAGGCGGTATGTTGAATGTCCATCGTGCTTCCAACTCTGCCTTTGCCATCAGTGTTTCGATAGTGATGTCATCCCATTCGATATTCAGATTGGGTGTGAAGTCATCACCATACTGCTCAAGCAGGTTACGCAATGGCTCAAGGCTAGTCTTGTCACCATTCACATAGTCAAAGCCAAGATTGGCAATGTCTTCGCCTACTACCTGTTGGAATAGTTTAGATAGCACCTCTTGTGCTACATCACTACCCATCGGGCTTTCCTTCTTAATCTGTGTGAACAGACTGGAATAGGCTTGTTTCTGTGCCGTAGTCAGTGTGCGATTGTCTGACATGAACAGTGCTTCCACCTCATCAGGTGTAACAGTGCGTTCATATCTGTCCATAGCAAGGTCAACAATCTTCTTAATCTTACGGACATCTTTGCTGAACAGTCTATCAGGACATCTTGAACCACGATGGTCATCGTAGAACGGCTTGTCCATCAGACTGCGTAATAGGGATAGTTCCATTTCATTCGCTCCTTTGTTGGTTAAGGTTATATAGCGATGCCATATCATCGGGGTGGCGATACTTTATGTCATCCTTCAGTCGTAATACACGAACACTGTTTACATGTCCACGCAATTCTTTCGCTATAGCAAGGGTCTTAGGGGCAGCATCAGGGTCTAGTGCTATAACTGCTGTCGAGAACTGCGAGAGATACGATTTGTGTGATTCGGAAAGAGATGTTCCCAACACGGCTACCCCAACAAACCTATCATCACTTCCCACAATCGCCGCACTCACACAGTCCTCGACAACTACTGCGACACTACCACAACCATGCACATAAGGCAAGCCACTAATTCCATATCGTTTCCATTTAGGAATGCGACTACCTAGTGAACGTCCAGTAGCGTCAACAACTACACCATTATGCACGACAGGAAACACAACACGGTTCTCCTTCACATCATACATAAGGTTCAATTTATTCTCATCTATGCCCCACTTGGCACACCACATGATTAACTCACGCTGGCTTCTGTGTGGAACAATATAACTTGGCATCTCGAAATCGCTTGATGCATACTCCTCTGCACCTGTAAAGCCAGCACGAATATCATCCACTGACATGTGGACACGAGTGCCACCCTTGATGTCACAAGAAGCCTTGTAGCAATTCCAAATAAGACTGCCCATATTATTGGTGACAGTGAATGTCTTGTATCCATTACATACAGGACAGTTCATTCTCTTAGTCTCACCATTGCGTATGTCTATATCACTTATAGTGTTATATATATTATACATGTATATATCACCTTTCTCTGTGGCAGTTTAACTGCTTTTAACATGGATTTTCCTAGCCGTCAATGCATTATTTGCACTTGTGTATGTATTCTTCATGTAGGGTTTGACAGACTGTGGGTTACTATGTCCTGTAACCGACATGATTTGTCCCATAGGGACACCTGCCTCTACCATCTGTGTAGTTCCAGTTCTACGCAAGTCCATCAGCCGTAGTTTCTCATCCAGCCCTGCTTCCCGCATGACAGCCCTTCCTGCTTTCGATAGCCTTTCAATACTATACGGGTGATACTCGCCCCCTACGGGCAGCACACGGGGTGCTACATAGGTTTGAAATCCAAAGTCTTGCTCCTGTTCCGTGAGCATCTCGTGCAGGTCATCACCAATAGGTAGTGTAACCTGTGACCTACGCTTGCTTTGCTCCAAGAACAACTTACGATTACTCAAGTCGATGTTGCTCCATTGCAACAGTCGCATATCACCAAGCCTCTGACACCACTCATAGGCCATGTGAATGATTAAGCCTATGCTTCTCCACTCAAATTGGCTGTATGCAGTGTCAAGGAATTGACGCACATCATCCTCTGTCCACACAACTTTACGCTGGACAGGTGTCTTTCGTTTTATGTTAGCAAAGGGATTGATTGTTGCGTATTCCATGTCGATTGCGTAACGATATATCAAAGATGATACCGTGCAGACATGATTAGCAAAGGTAATCCCACGCTTTACCCACTCTTCATAGGCATGTTTGGCTTGCTTACTGGTAACGCTTGTGTAATCACAGTCACCAAACTCATCAACCAATACGCTGAGAAAGTATTTATAGTCCTTCTGACTACGCTCTCTCAGCATATTAAAGTTGTTTGAAGAGTAGTAAGTGTTAACCAACTCTTCTACTGTCTTCATTTCTTATGCACTCCTTCTTCTCTTTGTTTAGCACTATGAATAGCATGGCAATTAGCACACAGTAATCTGCACTTTGCCATCTCTTCCTTGATGGCTTTCAGTGAACGGTCATACATGTAACTAATGATGGTAGTCTTTTCTTTAGGGTCAAGGTGGTCAAAGTGTATGGCGGCTGGATGCTTCCTATAGCCACACTCCGAACACCCATAGATAGTTTTGTAGCGTTGTATTAAATTCCTGTGCTTGTAGTATGTGCTACGCCAATGCACAGAGATATTATCTCGCTCTCTTTGGTATGCTTCTGGAGACATCCAACTTTCCTTCACACCTCTATTACCTTTCTGGTAATACTTGCGGAAGATATAGCCATCTTCACGGACATCTCCCCTGCGAAGAGGGAGTTCCATTAACTCACACTCTTCCCAAGTTATCTGCCTGTAAGGGATGCTCATGCCGCAATGAGTTCCTTGAACGGCTTGCTTTCAATCCACTGTGACACTTGATGCTCACGATTGAACATGGACACAGCACTGGTATCCTTACCTGTATTACGTAGGTTGAAACCATTACGCTCATCAGCATAGGTAGCATAGTTCGTGAAGGCAGAATACAATGCCCACACATTCTCACCACGAACCCCAGCCTCTTGATTATAAAGAGTAAACATCTTCTCAGAGGCACGTTCTGACTTCAGTAATGTCTCAAGCATAGCCTTGACATCACCTACATACAGAGGCTTGACTGCCCACTGTTGTAGACGCTCAGACTGTGCATAGAATGACTGTGATGATTCACGCAAGTCACGAATGAACTTGTTCATGCTGAAGTTGGATGTGTTCTTACGCCTAACTTTATCATGCTCACCACGAATCATACCATTGGTGCAGAAGAAATCAATCGCACCAAAGTAAGTTTGATTGGAACACGACCCATCAATACCATGCAATGCAATGATACGCTGTGCAACAGTCGTGCTGTGCTTGTCACTCTCAATACGAGCAGTAACATTAGGCAACACCATGTCCATCATAGCCCACGCATTGCTTCGTGCAATACGCCACTTGATGTTCATGTTATCACACTCAGCATCACCCAAGTGTTCAGTGATTGTGTCATGGACACCACCGAAGAAGTCAGCGTGAGATGCACAATTGAATGTGTCACCTACCACGCCAATGTAATCACCAGTCTCCCCATTGATTACATATTTCTTGTCCTTCACCTTTGTAGGCTCAAACTTTACATCAAAGTTTAGTGACTCAGGCATCATGTCCTGAATCGGTATCATATCAAACGGCATAGTTAACTCCTTTCGTTTGGTTATTGGCAACTGATACTTAGTTATACCACAAGAAACACTATTAGTGCAACAATAAAAGTCTCAATCATCTTATTTCTCCCATCTGTAGAATACATGGTCAGAGATACGGACAATAGGTGTCTTCGTCTTTGCCCATGCAGGTTTCACATAGTAAGCATGGTAGTGTGTAGCACCCTCAACAAAGTCATCTAGGTTGCCACTATATACACCATGTGCAATGACCATTGCCTGACTCCATGCATCTACGTCTTTTGCCTTGTCGGATTTACCATCACAATACCAACTGAATTGGCATCTGTTACGGACTGGAAATCCTTTCGCCCACCCATAGGTTGGACCTTGCTTCACGACTTCACACACTGTGTTAGGATAGCGTGTGTCTTCTACTCTGTTCATCACTACTTGTGCTACAGCGACCTGCCCAATAAAGGGCTGGTCACGTGCTTCGTGATACACATTGAGTGCTAGGCATACGAGGGCTGCCTCAAACATCTGGCTGTTCTCCATCTGGGTCTACACTTAAGTCTTCAAGCACCCAATCACGATACCACATACTCCTTCCTTCACTGTCTTTTACTGCTGTGAATTTGAATATGCTGTGCAGTTCATGTTCAAAGCGTTCCAAGTCACCCACCTGTGATGTCCACAAGTCGTTACATTCGTGAATAGTTTGGGTAATCTGACGCAGTTTGTTGTGCATCTTGAGTAGTGTTAGTCGTTGTTCGTGTGTGATGTTCATTGTGTTTCTCCTTTCATCCAATACGGCATCCCTCTACCTTTGTTATATCTTGCAAACTTCATCTTGTCTACGACATAGAATGCACGATACGCAGTTATAGGCCACTTCTCATCTGTCTTCAAGTCATCGTGACCACTGAAGCACTGTGGGTGTGGCGTTAATGCACCATCAGGTATCAGACTACGAGCATTCCACAGTGAACCCCAATGCTTGCTTGCCCCATGTATCTTGTCGTATCGCCAGTTGTAGTCACGCAACATGGCATCATATAACTTGAAGGCAAAGGTGTAGTTTGCTCGTGTCTCCATTGCCCACAGAGTGCATGGATGCTTCTGATGCACAGGCTTGTATAACTCAGCCGCCTCTGCATACTTAGGGGCATGATGCCATACGCTAGTGCATAGCATCTGTGCTTCTTCAAGAGGCATCTTCACAATGTGTTGGTCACATAGTGACTGTGCTATTGTATCAGGATGGTGGTCAATTAGAAATCTGTTCATAGTTATTCTCCTTTCATGCCATCAAAGATGTGTGCTACAACATCAACAGTCCAACCATTACCAAGCATACGATAACGCTGTGTGTTAGACACATGGTTAGTGTAGCCATCAGGCACAGTTTGCAGACGCTCACACTCACGGGGTGTAAGTTTACGCCACTTAAGTTCATCCACATTCACTGCTACATTATCCTTCTGCACTGTAGTAAGTGCATTAGTCTTGCCATCTTGCCTTACTTCCAAGCGTTGTGTTGTCAGTCCTGCAACCTTCTGCTTGTGGTCTTGCCTCACGCCATCTACTACATAGCGTCCACGCCATGCACCACACAACACCTTCGGTTCACGATGTCCACCACCCATAGTGGTAAGTGTAGGTGCTTTACCATCGGGATGATAGACACGCTTG